CCAGGCCGGTGGGATGGGGCGCAGTGGGTGGTCGAGGCGATTCCGATTGAGCAGATGCAGGCTCAGGTCGGCGCCGCCGTGCAGTCGATGATCGACGGCGTGTGTACCAGCGGCGTGCCGTATTTCCGCGACATTTTCTCCGCTCGCGGATATGTCGGAGATCCCAACCCAGCATACCACGCGCGTGCCGTGGCGCTGCGCGACTGGTCCAGCAGCGTGTGGACCACGCTGGACGAGATCCAGGCGGACGTGATGGCCGGAAATCGCTCACTTCCAACGCTGCCGGAACTGCTGGCAGAGCTGCCGCAGCCGCCAGCGTGACCGCCGGACTGCTGACACAGCAGCGCGGAGAGGATGTGCTGCGGTACGACGTACTGGGCTGACTTAGGAGCTGACCTGTGATCGACTTCTTGCTAACGCTCAACTGGTCGCAGATCATCGTGGCATGCATTGTCACGTTCGGGGGCGCCATGCTTGTGTGGTATCGAAAGCGAGTGTTGGCCTGGCGCGCGTTCTGGCACGGTGTGCTTGAGGGGTTGCGGGCAATCCCGGCTCTTCAGGAGGATGTCAAAGGGATCCGCTACTTCGTATCCCCGAACGGCGGTGGGTCCCTTATGGATTTTGCTCGGCGCACAGAGACCGCGCTTGCCGCGGTCTCTGAGCGTTTGGAGATGCTCGCTGAAACGGTGATTGCTGAGAACGACACCGATGAGTCGATCGCGCGGTTTCATTGCAACGTCGCTGGCGAGAACATCTATGTCAATCAGACCTACGCTCGCTGGCTTGGTGTGGGGAAGGCCGAGCTACTCGGGTGGAACTTCCTCAACCTGATTCACCCGGATGACGTCGAGAAGGTCCAGGCGCACTGGGATCAATGCCGGCGCGAGAACCGCCAATACCTGATGGCACACCGTGTCGTCGCTGCCAACGGCGCCGTGTTCAGCATCGCAGTCACTGTAACCCCGATCCCTGAAGGCGCGCAGGTGAAGCGCTGGGTTGGCCATGCTCGGAGGGTCCTCGATGTCTCAGCCAAACAATAAGACCGTAGGCATCGGTTTGGGGGCGTTGATCCTGTCGCTTCCGATCGTTGCCTATTTCGAAGGGTTTGTTCCGAAGACCTACCTCGACCCCGTGGGCATCCCCACGGTGTGCTACGGGGAGACGAACCGCTCTATCACGATGCAGGACCGCTTCTTCACCAAGGAGGAGTGCACTGCGCTACTCGACGCATCGCTTCGAAAGCACGCTCAGGGGCTCAGCGCGTGCGTGAAGGCTCCTCTGGCGGACCACGAGGCTGCTGCAGTGCTTTCTTGGGGGTACAACGTGGGGGTTAGCGCTGCTTGCACGTCGACCTTGGTGGCGAAGATCAACGCCGGCGCTCCTGCCAAAGAGTGGTGCGTGGAGCTGAAGAGGTGGGTGTATGCCGGCGGCAAGAAGCTCCGCGGTTTGGAGCTTCGTCGTGAGGCTGAGTACACCATGTGCATCGGAGAACCCAGTGCAATTTAAGCTCATTGTGGGGCTGTTCGTCGCTCTCCTTTTGGCGCTAGGGGTCATCCGCTATCAAGAGGCCCTCAATGACGCCGAGGAGCTCTTGGTACAGCGGGACGCTGCGCGGAGGGATCTGCAAGCATCGCAGGATGCATTCCGAGAACTCCAAGCTATCAATCAGCTGCAGGAGATGCAGCTCAAGGAGAAATTCAGCTATGAAGATGCGATTCGGAAGCAGCTTGGCGGGGTGCACCGGAAGCTCAATGAACTCCTCAAAAGCGACCAGGTGGCTCACGAGTGGCACTCTACTCCTTTGCCTGACGGTATTCGTGCCATCCTGCAAGACGGTCGAGTACGTGACGGTGGAGAAGCCGGTGTATCTGCGTCCGCAGGCGGCGCTGACGCGCCAGACCCCCGGCCCCGAAACCCCCCTATTTCTGACTGAGAGCAACGGCGAGTTACTGACCTACGCTCTTGCGTGCGAAGCGTCGCTTCAGATGTGCAACAACGACAAGCTGCTCATCCAGGAAGCTCCGCTTCCGCAACCCCCTGCGCCACCGGAGCCCGCGTCTTCATGGCTCCCTCGTTTGTTTCGTGACGAGTAACTCCAGCCGGCTAGTGAGGGCGCAGCCGGGACACATGGCCCCGGGTAACCCCGGCAGCCTGGGCGTGGTGTACACTTCGCATCGCGGCCCAGGCACCCCCCCGCCTACGAACGTAGGCGCGGGGCTTCGACACCTGATGTTTCCTCACAAGGACTACTTCGATGGCAAATGCACTCTATGACTCCGCGCGAGAGCTCTTTCTCGAGGGCGGCATCACCTGGACCACCGATACCATCAAGGCGTGTCTGGTGGACACCGGTATCTACACGGTCAACTTGTCCGCTCATCAGTACCTCGGTACTGCCGGTGTTGTTGCTGCGATCGTCGGTGGCTCTGCCGGACGCTCCGCTGCTTTTTCGTCGAAGACCGCAACTGGCGGCGCTGCGGATGCTGCGGACGTTACGTTCAGCGCGATCTCCGGCAGCTCGATCGAAGCCATCATCATCTACATCGACTCAGGCGTCGACAACACCAGCCAGCTGATCGCGTACATCGACACTGCGACGGGTTTGCCCATCACCCCCAACGGTGGCGACATCATCGTGACGTGGGACAACGGGGCCAACAAGATCTTCAAGCTCTGAGGTGAGTCGTGACTACGACGACGCGCGTCTACAAGAGTACTGATGCCGGAGCCCCAGTACTCACTGGGGCTGTGAGCAGTTTGATCAACGTACTCGACGCGTGCTTGGTGACTGGGTACAACACCAAGACGATCACGATTACGCGGTCCGGGGATGTTGCGACGGCCGCGTGCACTGCGCATGGCTTTCTCGCCGGCCAGTACGTGACTATCAGTGGGGCCACGCCGAGCGGCTACAACGGCGAGTTCCGGGTCGCTTCTGTGACGGCGAACAACTTCACGTTCGAAGTGCTTGGGTCTCCGGCCACCCCTGCAACAGGCACCATCAGCTGCGTACAGTCCCCTGCGGGGTGGACCAAGCCATACACAGGTACGAACAAGGCGGCCTTCAGAAACAGCGTGGCGGCTGGCGGAACCGGGATGTACCTGCGGGTCAACGACAGTGCGAGTGGCACCGGCGGGGCCAGAGAGGCGCTGGTGCGTGCATACCGGACGATGTCCAACGTGGACACCGGCACCATCGAGACGCCCACCGTGGCGCAGGTAGCCGCCAGCATCGTCTGGCGCAAATCCAACACCGTGGACTCGACCGCGCGCGCGTGGATCCTGGTGGCGGACGAGCTGACCATGTACCTGTGCGTCAGCACCGGCACGATCAACTCTAACGTCGGAGACAGCACATACGGGGCTGGAGATATCGCCAGCCATGTGCCTGGGGACACCTACCGGTTTTTCGTCTCGGGCCGTGAGGCGCAGGCGGTTGCGGGAGACGTCGGTGGTTCGTCGTATGGCCTTATGACGCAGGCGACGACGGGGTTTGGCGCACCGTCGACCGTTGCCTGTGCGTGGTTGGCGAGGGGGTATGCCGGGACGGGATCGCCCGTCCGTATTGGCCTAGCCGTCTTCGGCACGATGTCCGACAGCGCCGGGATTGGCACGTCCAACGGCTCAACCGCGCGCCCATCCCCAGGGTCCTCACTGTCTTATTTCTATCCGGCATTCATTGGGATTGAGTCCAGCATTCGCGGGCAGATGCGCGGCCTCTATGTACCGCAAAACGACTGGAGTGGTGTGTCAGCCGGCTTCGAGGTCGTGGACCCACCTGGGCTTACTGGCACTCTCATGGCGCTGCGGCACAACATCCACTCAGTCACCTATTCCGCCGTATACGACGGACACATCTTTGTCGACATCACCAATGCGTGGCCGGCATGATCCTGTTCGGCGCATTGATCACCCGGCGCGAGGTGCCGTGGGCCCAGTATCCGGATGCAGCGCGAGGGTACCTTGCCGGCGAACAGGATCCCGGTGGCGATCCGGGCGACGGCCTTGTTACCTCGGACGGCGACCCCGTCGCTCGGTGGGTGTACGTCTACCATATGGTTGGAAATCAGGTAGGGCAGTTGGCGGCCACCGTGTTCTCCAACGCTGCTGGAGAGTGGCGCGTCGACGACCTTCCGTCTAGCGAGGCGTACTTAGTCATGGCGCTTGACCATACCGGCAGCTACGACCCAGTCGCACGCGCGTACGTCCAGCCGTACACATGAGCGACGGACGCTACATCTCTCTTCCGTTCACCCAGACAGCGGTGTCGGTGGATGGGAGGTACGTATCCCTGTCTTTCGGGATGCCTGGAGTCTCCCCCAGCGGGTGGCAGTCCAGTGCGTTCGGTACCGTATCTGTCGTCGGCGCTACGAGCCTCTTTCCGCAGAGCTGGGCATCCGGTGCGGTCGGTTCCGCAACGGTGTTCAACTACCATCAGTTCGTTGTCGTTTCTGGCATCGCAGCTGGTTCGGTTGGCACCACAACGGTATTCAACTTCCATCAGTACGTCGTCGTCGGAGGTATCGCGCCTCCGAGCCAGCAGGTTTCGACAGGCGCGGCGGCGTTCGATCCGACGCAAGTCATTCCGGGTGTCGGTGCGTTTGCGTCCTCGGTGTTTCCAAGCACTCACCTGGTCGCCTTCTACTACCGCGACATCTTTCACTCCGGTTTCGGCGTTTCACCTGGTAGCGTTGGTACGCATTTCGTCGCGCATCGAGTGCGCGAGATTGAAGTCCCCTTCATCTACACGAACGCGTTCGGCACGGCAGAAGTCGAGAGCTTCCTCAACGTACCCGCGTCTTGGGTGTCTTCTGTGGTTTCGACCGGAGCGATGGTGTCCCACGCCATCCGGGAGATCGCTCACTGGGCTTCTACGCCTACCAGTGCGGTAGCACGCCCGACAGTCTTCAACAGGAACCGGTTCCTGTCCCAGGGCGGATGGCCGAGCTTGCAGATTCCGCCGCCAGTTGTCTTCAATCTGACCCAGTACGTTGCAGCTGGAGAGTACTACGTCAACTCTCCGCCGCAGTTCGTCGGTATCCCCGCTGTTCGAAACCGCAATCGCGAGGTATCGCCAAGCGGTTTCCATCGCGGAATGTTCGGGCGCCGGACGGACACGTTCGTAGCGAACAGCGCTCGGGCCATCACACCTCCAGGCATCGCCTCCCTTTCATGGGGGGCAGATACGTTCATCGCGTACCGGATTCGGACGGTTTCCCCGCAGACGTGGGACGGTCTGCGGATGACGCGATGGGGGGTCGTGTACAACGCCGCGTTCTTGGTCGAGCCGCTTTCGCTCGGCGACACGTCTCTGTTCGGTCGTCCAGACCCAGTTCTCAATTTGCGCCGTTGGGTACAACACTACAACGTGTCGAGCATGAGTGTGTTCGGCGTTCCGTTCGTAGCCCCGCGAGTCCGTGAGGTAGCCCCCCGCGCTGTTCGCGCACCGAACCCGGGTTTTCCGGTAGTTCGCCTCAACCCACAGCCTGTATCTCCCCGTGGGATCGAACCCCCTCCGTTCGGGCATGTGGTTCTGTACGAGTTCTACCGAAACGCGCGGCCGATGTCTTTCAACGTCTTCCGCGGCCCGCGCGTTGGAGAACCCTGGATCCGCAACCGTAACCAGGTCGTGCGTCCGCATCCAGTGGTCCGCGACGAGTACGGTCGCCCTGATGTACGCAACCGGGACCAGTATGTCGTGGCGGGCGGGGTTGCGTCGTTCGCGCCCGGTGCATACCTCGTGGAGTTCCGCACGAAGCGGCTCCTGTTGAGCGGCATTGCAGCTCCACCTATCTCGCTGATTCATCGGATCCGCAAGTCTATTGCGGATCCGCCAGGCGCTCAGGTGGTGTTCCCCCCGAGCTTCTATCTCGGCGACTTGGAGCGCCCGGGTATCGTGCCCGGGCCGTACTTCCGCCACCCAACGATTTTTCCTGAAGGGTGGGCGTCCGCTCGGTTCGGGGCTATCTCTGTTCGCGGGACGGGGTTCTTCCCCAGCAGCATCGTGAGCATCGACACTTTCGGTACACCGTTGTTCGTGCACACGCAGATCGTCTACACCTCGTCGTTCGGGAACATCAACCCGGCGGGGCAGGTGGCGGACCCTCAGCTATCCCCCCACACCATCTACGCACCGTTTGGCGATACCGCTACTGAGCAGGCTCGGCGCAACCACCCTGCGGTAGCGCCTCCTCATGTGATCGGTCTCCCTGCAGGGGAGTTCAACAACTTGTGGTCCCTTGGCGGCGGGTGGCCGTGGTTTGGGCTGCCGGAGGTATCCACGTCTCCGCGAGCGGTACAGCCAGGTCCTTTGAACGCGTTCTTTCCTGCGTTCGGCCCAGCCACTGTAGATCTGCGTTTGCGGTACCTCCGTCCGACGCCGATCCGAGGACCGCGCTTTGGACCTGTGATCATCCTCAACGTGCCGCAGCATGTCGGCTTTAATGAGGACAACCCAGGTGTAAGCGATGGGGTTTTCGGTACTGCCGACGTAAGCCATCGCCCGGCATACCCGCCGACTATTTCCCCGCCGAGTTTGCCAGGCGCGGTGTTCGGCGATTCTGCGATCGAGTTGTTCAACCGAAGCGTATCTCCGAGCGGGCGCGATATGGCGAGCTTTGGCACCGCTATGGTTGGGTATCCGCGCACGTACACCTTATCCGTAGGGAGCGCGACTCTGTGGGGTACGGCGATCGTCGAGTACCTCAATCGGGAAGTCTCCCCGACTGGCTGGGATTCGCTGTCTTTGATTGACGAATCCCTGAGCTCCTTCGCATACCGCATGCGAGTGACCCGGCGCGAAGTACCTCACCCAATCTCTGCGATCCCGCCATCGTCCGGTGTAGGTACACCCACCGTGTCTTTCCGTTTGCGGGAAGTGGTCGCTCAGCCTATTCGCCCCCCACGGCCAGGCCTTGCGCGCATCGCAATGACCGTCGCTCCTTTGGGGTGGGAGGATGTCGTCTTTGGGGATATCGATGAGTGGGAGGCCGGGAAAGTCAAGCCTCATGGTGATGACATGCTTGTTTTCCCAACGCCTCGAATGGGGCGTGGGGTTACGCTGTCTGTCGGGGATACCTCCTCTGTAGGGACCCCTCGCATGGCTTGGGCGGTGTACACTTTCGGTATGCCTCCTGTCGGGTTTGCAGGGCCTGCGATCACTGACGAGCACGGTTGTAGTCGGCGTGTTCTAGTGGCATGGCCGATCCAACCCCCATCATTCCCGCAGCCAGTGGTGACCCAATGAGCAAGAACAACAAATACCCTCTGCCTGCTGCAGGGGTCGATGTCCTCTCCGCGGAAACGAAGCTCGATTCGAAGACAGCGCGTTCCGCGATCAACATTGATCTCGATCGTTCTGGGGCATACTCGCGACGCTCTGGATTCACATCACGCGTCGCTGGCGAAGGGTTCCATAGCATCTACTACGCCCCGCAACGCGGGTGGCTTTTCGTTGCGCGGAACTCGACGCTGTACCGCATGGATCCGGCAACATACGCGCTGACTGAGATCCACTATCTCGCCACGCCAGACCCTCTCAACTACACCGAGTACAACGGGAACGTCTATTTCAGTAGCGTCAGTTCGTTCGGGTGGCTTCCAAGTGATTCTGTGGCTACGCGAAACGTCGGAGTGCCGAAGCCGGAGACACCCGTACTGTCCGCCGCCGCTGGGGGGCTTGATCCTGGAAAGTACGGGGTCGTTGTCACACTCGTGGACGACCGCGGCGAAGAGAGTCCTGCCTCAGATGTCGCCGTTGTCGATCTCAGTGCTATCGGGGGGATTCGCCTCTCTGGCCTCCCCGTGCAGATTGGGTGGCAGGTCTACATCTACATCACTTCGTCCGATGGCGATGTGCTGCGGTTCGTCGAGGCGATTCCGGCTATCTACTCGACGTATGTAGTTGGTCAGAGTGCCGGTGGCGGGGAGTGCGACACGCAGTTCTTGGCCCCTCTCAAGCCCGGGGCTTTTGTGCGGTGGCACAACGGCCGACTTCTCACCGCGGCGCTCGGCACGATGTGTTTCTCCGAGCCTCTTCGCCCACACTTGTACAGCCCGTCTGCAGGAGTCATTCCCTTCAGCGGCTACATCTCTTTCATCGAATCCGTTGGTGATGGGGTGTACGTCGGTGACAGCCGCGGAGTTTGGTTCCTCGCCGGTACGGACCCTTCTGCCTTCAAGATGCGCCAGGTCTCTACGAACCGCGCCCTCATGCGCTCCTCGCTAATGCTGCCCCCGCAACACCTGCCTGAGAAAGTGCAGGCTGAGGCGCCTGTGGCCGTTTGGCTCAGCACTTCCGGGTATGTTGTTGGCGCTCCTGGAGGCGCTGTCACGGAACTGCATTCTGAGCGCGTCCAAGTTCCCGCCGGCTTGACAGGGAGGTCTGTTTTCCTGTTGAGGGGCGGTCGCAAACAGGTGGTCACTCCTGTAAACTCCACAACCGCAATGGCCGCGGGTATTGCCGTGGACTCTGTCATCCCCTAGGAGCCTCTCCAATGTTCAAGCACGCCCGTGAATTCCTGCGTCACATCCGCAACCACAAGTGGGAGCGCGCCGGCGACGGCGGGCTGCTCATCGCCCCCGCCAACGCGGTGATCACCAACTACTACGAGCACGACCTCAACGGCCAGGACGTGCAGCGCGACTACAACCTGCTCACGGTCGAGGGACTGACCTACCTGCTGACCGTCGGTTTCTACAACGGCTCGAAGAACGCGTCCTGGTACCTGTCGCTGTACGGCGGCAACTACACTCCGACGAGCGGGCTGACTCAGGCGTCGTACCCTGCCACCGCCAGCGAGATCACCAGCAACACGGAGGGGTACAGTGAGACCACGCGCCCGGCCTGGACGCTCGCTGCGCCTGCTTCCGGATCTGCGACAAACGTAGCCTCCAAGGCTGCCTTCACGATCGCGACTGCCAGTTCGGTGACCATCTACGGCGCCGCACTGCACAGTGAGTCGACCAAGGGCGGCGTCACCGGTGTCTGCGCCTCCGCGAAGAAGTTCGCGACGGCGCGTACGGCGTACGACACCGACGTCTTCAACCTCGGCTACGTCACGTCGATCACTTCCGCCGACTGACCCTCATGGCCGTCTACGATGGGGTTCCATCGATTCGGCTGGAAGGTGACCAGGACCGCGCCTTGGCTCTCATCCCTGAGGCCAAGGCGCTTCTGTATCAGGTCCAGGAATTCGCCCGTACGGCCGAGGTCACAACCTTCTCCTCTTCGCGCCGCGTCGGGGATCGAGGGTATATCTACGTGTTGTGCAGCAGAGGGGTCAACCTCATCCACATCTCTGTGGATGTCGTCGATGTCGCAGTGCGGCAGGAACCGCCTCCACAGCTCCCAGAGATCAGCGAAGCGCCGGTTCTGCCATCCTTCTATTCCGGCATTACTCTGCTCGCGCACCTTGAACAGCGCGTGTCCCAAAACCGCTCGTACATGGTGTGCTCTACCTTCGCACCGACGCCGTCATGCGTGGACCTCCACGAGGAGCTGGTGGGGGGATTCCAGTCGGTGACCCGCTTGGCGGTTCGTCCGTACTTCGATGACCTGGACAACCAGAGCCGGTTCAGCCAGTACACCTTGCTGCGCCCTTCCATGTACTCAGGCACCATGGCAACCGCGGTGCAGCTTGTGATGGGGTTGGGGCGGGTTTCCAAGAACGCATTTCGAGACCCCGACAACCCGACGTCGCTTTCCGAATACGCCAAGCGCGTCGGCCGGTTCGGCGTCCAGGTGCGGTACGATTTCAAATTCCACCGTACCCACGGCATCACGATCGGTCCTGATGGGACACGTTGGCTGATTGAGATCAGCCAGGCCAGGGGGGTGTTGGCTATGCGGCTCCCGGTGTTCCCCGGGTCCTATGCCGCGAGCTACGCTGCGGCTGCCGAAGCACGCGGCGACGGCCCTATGGTGGCGGCCCTCGAGGAGCTCGGTTGCCTCCCTACAGGGGAGGTGTTCCCCCTCGATGTCACCGACGCTGTAGCTGCCGGGGACGTCCTTCAACTCTTGCCTGCGGAAGCGCTGGAGCCCTTCTATCAGCACATGCCGTACAGCTGGTACATGGGGTGGGCGTTCAACCCCCGAGGGTCTGAGGCACACAACACCGCCTACCGTTTTGGTGACGACGACATTCAGCGCGGGGTGTGGTACCAGATCTCCATCAGCATTGGCGCATTGACTCCAAATCGCGAGCCTGGGCAACCCGTGGCTGTGGGGACCGCGGCTCTTCGTCTGCAATCCGAAGGGATCTTGTTCGCCACTCGCACACCGATCGGGCGTTTTCTACCAATCAAGTTCTACGATCCGTTGTTCAAGGGGCTGCACAGCCATGATGCTGCTCCAGCTTCCAACACTCAGGCGAACCCACGCTGTGACACGGTGATGTACGTGCACTTCGTTGGGGACGACTTGAAGACGGTTCGGTTTTTCCGCAACCCTGCCACGGAGAACACCGATGGGGTGGACGACCCCCGCTATCCGGACGAGTGCATCTTCGCTGGGGAGTGGGTCATCACGACAACCTCAGGGGAGCGCCGCTTCGCTACGATGATGTACACCAACGACTTCGACGATCGTCGAGCGTTGAACCCCTACGTTTCAATCCAAACAATCACCTCGACCGACCTTGGGTTCAATCCGCCGCGGTATTCGGACATCATCATGGCGATTGACTGGGCCTACGTGTACCGCACAAAGGCGTTCAAGCGAGTGACTCATGTGGACACTCGTAGCGGGGAGACTGCCGGCGCCGTTGTTGTCGTCCCCCAGTACTGCCGGGAGCTGCACTACTACGCCTTCTCCACCTCGTACACCGGAGGCAGGTCCGGTACAACATCTGTCGACTACGATTATCTGATGGACCCTAACGTCGGTTGGTCGTGGCGTAACTTTCCTGCTGCAGCGAGTGGGGATCCGTCTGGCTTGGCTCGGTGTCGATTCGACAATTGCGGTGGACGTCGAGGACGGGGGAATCCGCATACCGATCGCCGGATCGTGTGTATCGACCATGTACCGCGCGAATGTAGTGACTTCGCGGATTCTGGCACCTGGCTGAGCCCGTGCCAATCTGTCGATAGCTTCAACTCAGTGTCGACTCCAGTGCGGCGGCCAACATCTACTTCCTGGAATCTCGGCGCAGACGTGCGGGCTACCCTCAAGATCGTCGGTCGTGGGTATAGCGGCCCCATTGAACTCCCGATGACGCTCACCAGCTTCGACAACGTGTGGTCGCGCCCCTCCCCAGACCCGGAGACTGGGGAGGTCCAGCAGTTGCGCGCTACCTACAGCGCGCTCGGTGACGACTGCATTGTGTATGACACCGACATCCAAGGCGGAGAAGTGCTGCATAATGGCTATACCCCTGGTGATTTCGACCAGGAGATTCCCTGCTTCGTTGGAGTGAACCGCCCATGACCACGATGTGCGAGATTGCGGAGTCTGTTGGTGAGGCGACCAATTCCTACGACGTAGCGAACATTGTCGTCGCTGCCAATTCCGCCTCCGCGCTCAATGGGGTTGTCCTTGGACTAACTGTGTCGCTGGCTTCGGTCGCCGCGGCCGTGTCTTCGGCGCATCCTTCGTCGTACGCACTTCTGACGTCGATCGGCGTAGCTTCGAATCCGGTTTCGAATTCTCTGATCGTTACGCCGACGTTGACGTCCGACGCTGTCGCTGACAGCCATATGTTCGTCGCGACTCCTGTCACGCTGACTTCTACGGCAGCTGCGGTGGATGCGATCTCCGGGTACATCCCGTTTCCGGTGTTGACGTCCGTTGCAACTGCTGTCGACGTGGTCTCTCCGCGGATCCTGTTTTCGCGAACGGAGGCTTCCATCGCCGAAGCGGTGGACCTGGCCACGGTCTATTACGAGCAGTCGCTTTCTTCGGCGGCGGTCGCCGCGGACAGTTTTGCCTTCCAGCTTCTGTCCTACGAAAGTGTGTCCTCTACGGCGACGGCCACCTCTACTGCGGTTGCCTCCAATACCTATGCGCTCCCTGTGCTGGGGAATGCAGGGGTCGCAACCACGTCCTTGGTGGCGCGGTCGGATTGGCAGGTCGTCGGGGAGTCCTCTGCCAACGCAGTATCCGCGGTGGTGTTCCGCGATCCAGGGCGTGTTGCCTGGCTCATGAACACAGAATCCGCGGCGGTATCGTGGTACGACAACTTCGACTTCGAATCGATTGCTCAGGTCAACGGGGTTGCTTTCGCCGTTGGTCCTGGCGGGATCTTCGAGCTTACTGGGGACACCGACGACGGTGACACCATCGACGCGTCGCTGCGCAGTGGGTTCATGGACTTTGGCACGCAGCTTCAGAAGCGTGTGGATTCGATTCACATCGGGTACGTCAGCACGGGCACGCTCCGTGCTACGGTTCGCACCAAAGACTCTGGCCATGCGGCATCGACGTTCACCATGGAACCGCGCTCTGCCAGCGCCCCGCGAAACAGTCGAATCACCCCTGGGAAAGGCCTCGTCGGCGCCTATTGGCAGGTCGAGATCCGAAACGTCTCTGGGGCTCCTTTCACGGTCTATGACACGTCGATCGATCTCGCTGTGTCCAGTCGGAAATTCTGATCATGCCGAACGTATTCGAACAGGCGTACACCGCGGTAGACACTGTCGAAGGGCTGGTGGTCAGCCGCGTTGAAGACGCGCGCGAGACGGCTCAGACCCTGCAGACGGAGGCTCTGGAAACCATCGCGCAGTTGCGCGGGGTTGGCTTCGTCTTCAACGGCGGCCCTTTGCCGGAGCCTCCACGACTCGACTCTACCGTACGCGTGGACCTGGAGCTTCCGGTCATCTCCCCGACTTCGTTCGGCTCGGTGACTTTCCAGCCTCCCGCGCGGCCGTTGCTGACGGAAATCGAAGACCTGGAAATCCCGGAAATTCCGGACTTCACTGCCAGCATCCGCACGCTGTCGATCCCTCAACCGCCGCCGTGGTCTGCTCCTGGTGCGGAGCCTGAGGAGCCAGAACTCGACGCGATCATCCTGCCGGATGATCCGACTCTTGTGCTGCCCGCAGTCCCGACTCTCGACGATCTGGCGATCCCGACGTTCGGCGGACTCACGATCCCGACGTTCGATGACGCCGCCCCGGAATTCACTGGTACGGAACTGCCGACCATCTTGCAGTGGGCGGAGCCGACGTACAACACCGAAATCCTCGATGAGGCGTTTGCGGAGATCCGCCGACTGTGGGCGGGGGGGTCAGGGATCCCCGAAGCCGTTGAACGCGCCATGGTCGAGCGCGCGCAGTCTCGTGAAGACGAGATCGCTGCTCGCGAAATCGATGCTGTCTCGGAGGAGTTCTCCTCGCGCGGGTTCACGATGCCGACTGGCATGCAGGCAGCGCGTGTTGACGCGCTCCGCCAGGCCCTGGCTGTGAAGAAGCTCGGACTGAACCGCGATCTCACGATCAAGTTCGCCGAAGCGCAGATCGAGAACGTGCGCTTCGGGATTACGCAGGCGCTCGGCGGCGAGCAGTTGTTGATCAACATCTTCGAGAACTCCGCAAACCGGGTGTTCGAAGCTGCAAAGTTCCGCGTCGAATCTCAGCTCCGGATCTACGACGCCCAGGTCGCGCTGTTCAACGCACGCATGAATGCGTTTCAGATCCGCGCCCAGGTGTTCGACATCCGTGTTCGCGCCGCACTTTCTGAGCTCGAAATCTTCAAGGCAGAGATTGAGGCCGCCCTGGCTCGTGGGCAACTGAATCAGCAGCGGGTGCAGATCTACACGGCTCAGGTCCAAGCTGTGCAGACTGGTATCGAAGTGTTCAAGGCTCAGATGCAAGGGGCTGAGATCCAGTCGGGCGTGCAGCGTAACCGCATCGAGGCCTATCGAGCGCGGGTCCAGGCCTATGCGGAACGCATCGCTGCCGACAAGGTTCGCTTCGATGCCTACGCGGCGCAGGTCGCTGCGGAGTCCGCGAAGGCGGGTATCATCGAATCCGAGGCCCGGGCATATGCGGCACTCGTTGCGGGCAAGACGTCGGTCGTCGACCTCAATCTGAAACGGCTTGAGCTTCGGGTTCAGAAGAACCAGCAGAACGTCGCTGTGTACGCTGCCGACCTCGAAGCTGAAAAGACGCGCATGCAGTCGCAGCTCAGTACCGTTCAGGTCGCTGCGCAGGCGTACACCGCGGATACTCAGCGCTTCTCCGCTGAAGCTGGCGCGGAGACTGCGAAGGCCCAGCTGGAGATTTCTGCCAAGGAGACGGAGCTGCGTTCGAACATCTCGTTCTACCAGGCGAAGGTACAGGCATACCTTGGGTTGCTGGAGCAGATGATCCGCCAAGCGACGTTGTCGGTCGACTCCGTCAAGGCCGCGGGGCAGCTCCTGTCGACGTTGGCAGCAGGGGCTATGGCTGGGGTGCACGTCGGAGCGAACCTTTCCGGCGGCGGCTCGGTCAGCGCAAGCGGAGCCTACGGCGAGTCCGACAACCGTACGACTTCGAATACGACGCAGACCAGCACGTCCACCACCACCAACTACAACTACGAGGGTACGTGATGAGCAACGTACGCAAGGCATTCCAGACGAAGTCGCTGCTCCGGCGGATGGCCGACGGCGGCATTTTCAAGAGCATCGTGAACGGCGTGTCGACCTTCACCGACAAGGATCGTGCTGCGCCTGATGCGAAGGCCTACGTGCCAACGGCGATGCGGGAGCTACCGAATACCGGAATCGTGCCTGGCGGTACTGCGCTGCCGCAGGCGCCTGCCCCTGCCCCGGCTCCTGCCCCGGCCCCGGCTCCTGCTCCTGCCCCG